GTCTCTGCTCGATGCTGGCAACTCCAAGGAATGCCGGCGTTACGAGTGCCGTGCTGGTTCCGCAGACCGATCCGGTCCCTGACACCAGTCCGAACGTGACCGCCGAAGATCCCTGCACGACCTGGAGAGTGACCGCGCAAACTCGGATCGATCCAGAGGTAGGCGCCGCCACCAACTGCGTCGATGCCGTGACCGTGGCGCTCGAGTAAATCTTGTTGCCTTGGCAGGAGCCGAAGCCTTGAGCATGACAAGCCGAAGTGATGGCCAGCGCGATCGCTGCAACGAGGGAGAGTCGGAGGGTCTTCATGGCTTCATTCTACGGAGCGGCGCAAGCCTCGGCCCGCTTCTCGCGCATCGCCTTGAGCAATGTGGCTTTTTTGATGTCCGAACGTCGAGGGAGCGCGAGCGGCTTTGGCAGGCCCAAGATGAGGCAACTGCCCTCATGTCCGGTGAGTAGTACGCACCGCTCGTACAGTTCGCTGTCGCCATCTTTGTTCGGACAACGACCGGCGTCGAACGGGTGTTCGGGTTTGGCCGGATAGCTCACGCCGCAGATGGATGGGCAGACGGGTACGAAATCCAATTGCCAACTCGTTCAGGGGAGAACGCCACGACGTGCCGATAAAGCTCTGCGTCTGCAAGCGTAGCGAAGTAAGCCACGTCGCACTCGCCGACTTCGCACCGATCCGTTGAGCAGGGACAATTTGCCACTGCCTGGCCATCTTCCTTGGCGACGCCATACCAGAGATAGGCGTCGTCGTCGTCTTTCATGTATTCAAACTCTTCGTCCAAAAACGGATACGGGACGCGCTTTCCGTCTTCCTCGCGGTACATCCGAATGATGTCGCCGCGCTTGACGCCACGCATGCCGTCCTTCGACTCGACCCAAGCCTCATTGAATTCATCGACCGCGAAAGGCGAGACGCCGCCGCCTTCGAGCCATGAGACGAAGCGCTCGACTTGGAAATAAGGCTTGTGCACCGTGACGGTGCGCAAGGGCGCCGCTTCTTTTTTTGCGAAGAGCTTTGCGAAGGCCGGCACACTGCACGATGCGGCCACTGCGGAGGCGAGCGACAGGAAGGATCGACGTGTGAGCATGGCGGAATTGTAGCTCAGGCCGCAGGCGTGATGCTCGACAAGGCCAGCAGGAACGCCACCGTATAGACCTGCAGCACACCCAACACCGACTGAGCCAAGGGAGCCGCGAGGGTGAGAGTCGCGATCGTGCCGACGATGGCGAGGGTCGCGCCGCCGATGGGCACGTTGCCTGGGCCGACCAATGTGAGGTCCTGAGCTTCGAGAGGCTGGAGCCCGCCGCGCAAGTCGAGATTCAATGGAGTCGCTGTGAGGTCGAACACCAGAGCGGTGCTTGTGCCATCCGATGTGAACTGGAGCGATACCGACTTGATGGGCGTGAGCATGCCTTCATGCTATCGCAGGGCGCAAGCTGTCATGAAGAAAAAGGGGCCCGCATCTCTGCGGGCCAATCTGCCTTGGTTCTCTGGTAAGAACGAGACCAGCCTACACCCGATGGCGCGACATCGGGCATATAAATTTCACGACTGTGGATTTCGTAACAGGCGATCAAAAGTCGCGGATGACTGGTTCCGGCCAGCAGCGGCAGTTGTAGATCTGCCCGGCGTGTGCGCGCTCGCCGCGCTGGCCGCTCACGGGTGGATTGTCCCACCGGATGAACTTACCTTCGAGTTTGCGGTGCGACCCAACGAAGCGCGCGCGCTGTGATGCGGAGAGCGTGAGTGCCGGCCGCACGTCGCTGTCGCCGACTGTGCGCCAGATGTAGCCTTCACTTCCAACGCTGGTCGCACGGCTCTGAGTGAGTAGCGATGCGGTCCTCGATACCTCAGTGCGGGCAATGAGGCGCGCACGGGCCTGAGTGACGTTGCCGCTGTCCATGATCTCCTGCTCGATCTCGCTGGCGCGGCGCCCTTCGACCATGAGCTCCTGCGTCAGTTTGTGCACACGCGTTGCGGCCTCAGCGGGAAGGCTTGTAATCAGGGCGATGGCTTCGGCCTGGAGGTCCCGCAGCAGTATGCCGGTCGGGGCGCGCTCGATCTCGCGATGCAATGTGGAGCCGATGGACTGTGAGAGTTGGCGCCATGCGGCGAGGTCGCGGCGCGATACCTGTGCCTGCATGCGTGAGACGACGGCCGCGGCCCATGGAGCGATTGCGAGGGAGTACGCAGAGAGAGAGGCGCTGAGGGCGCGGAAGTCTGTAATGTGGCCGGCCTTCACAAAGCCGGTGATGATGCGGCCGACCTCGCGACCTACGCCGACCAGATTATGGCCGAACTCTCGCTCGACGATGCGCGCCTTGAGGAATCGTTCCCGAGCGACGCGACGCGCGAGCGATGCTTCCTGTCGCTTGTTCATTCGCGATCCTCACAAATCGGCTTTGCCCACATAGTGGAAGCTGCGGAACGGGGGAAGGTCCTCGCTCATCGTAGGCGGGGAAACGATACAGCAGCGACAAAGGCGGCTTCGATCCGCCGATGGTGTTGTGAAGAGGCGGCCACAAAAGGAACACGTCACGATGTCAACGCGCGTTCCCTCAGCTATCGCCGCCGCCATCCTCGCGTCCTCCTGCTGCCCTATCGGGATCGCCTGGCTCTTCACCTTCCCGGACCTCCATGCCTTCGACCTTTTCGGATACGGGGACTTGCGGCTGCGCGGCTTCGACCTCGGCGATCTCTTCCGGCGTGATGCTCTTCCAGCGATTCGTGTGCTTCGAGTTGTCCGAGAGTTCGCGCATGCCCGTAGCAGGAAGCACGAGCCCGCCATCGACCGCCCCGGTCACGCGATCGGTGTCCACCTTGGCGATGTCCGCTTTTTCTTTCTCGCTGAGCTGCCACAGCGGATTGAACTCTACGCCGAAACCGTCCGGAGGTTCAATCCCGACCGAGCGCGTCGTCATCTCGTACGTTTCATGCACGGCGAGATGTAGGTCGGTCTCCTGCTGATTCGAGATGCCGTCGTAATAATTGCGGATGTCGGACTCGCCCGTCGAGTTGAGGCCAGCGGGAGATTGACCAAAGAGGATCACGAGCGGGATGCGAAGGGCGCCGGAGACTTGCTGGCCAAGGTGCACAAGGATCTCAGCCATGCCGGTCATCGCGCTGCTTGTGTGCAGTTCGAACTTATCGCCGGCATCCATGATCGTCATGCCTTCATTCGACTGGAAGCGACGCATCATGTCGATCTGTCGGACCAGGCCGGCGAACGCTACGCCGCCCGCTGCGCACATCGTTCGGAAATTCTCGATCGCATAGGTCCGGACGTGAGACTTGTACGCGAGTTGCGCCGCTCCAGTCGTAGCCGAATCGAACATCACCATCCGGTCATACATGCGCTCGATCACGGACTCGCCCCACATGAGCTCCATCACGCGCTGCGCATACGGAAGCTTGATGCCGACCAGACGAATCACTCGGCTGTGGTGTACGCGCTTGCCGCGGAGCCCGGGCGCGAACTGCGTCACGTCGTAATACTTGGGATAACCCATGTGAGGACCGGGCGCGGTGACCAGGTCATCGAGAGACGGGTTTACCATCCACCGGTCAAGCGGCAGGATGCCTTTGTATTGATCCTTGCCGATGGTCGCGAGATTGAGCGGCGTGTCGTACTTTTGGCCCTCGATCATGTGCACACCGATGGCGCCGCCATACAGCCGCGACCACTTGATGACCTCGTTGAGCTGCGGCCAGATGTTGAGGATTTTGATTCGCTCTTCGATTTTCTTGGTTTGCTCGGGTTTCAGAGGACCAAGGATGCTCACTCCTTCGCGCGTCATGTCGTCGGCGACGCAGTCGATCGCGTTGCCTCCAATCCAACTCCCCCGGTAAATCCATTCCAGTAGGGTGCGAATGCGTGTGATCGGATTGAAACCGTACGTCGACCCGCTGAGCAGATTGTCTTCGCCGATACCGAGCTTCGCCATCAGGTTTTGATAGCTGTCTGCGGCCTTCGCTGTCGTGACGTCTTTGGATGAAGCGACGGATGCGCGGAAGGCTTTCTCGTCCCGCGCCACGGATCTGCGGTATGTCTTCGCGCTAGTTCTTCCCACGTTTTGCACCGTCGCGCCCGATGATACCATTCGTGCCATGAGTCATCAGCTTCTAACGGACATCTTGACGTCTCAACAGACCATGCTTGCCACACAGCGCGCTATCCTCGAACGCCTTGAGGTCAACGCGCGGCAGGCTACCCTTGATCGCGATAGGGCCGCTGGGCGCCAAGAGCAGATAGAGCGGAGACTCCATTCAATCGAGAGGACACTTTACAAAATGGAAACGACACAAGTAACACGCGCCGACCTCGACGCGGGGATCGCAACGCTGCTTGCTGCAGAGGCCGCCCGCGACGCCGCTGTCATCAAAGCCATCAACGACCTGCAGGCCAAGGTTGCGGGCGGCTCCGTCTCACCCGAGGACTTCGCGGCTGAGCTGGCCAACATCAACACCCTCGCGTCGAACGCCGCGGCTCTCACGCAGACCGCAACCGCGTCCGACCCGGGTCCGACCGACGTGACCGTGCCGCCAGCGGCCGGCGATTCGACCGCAACGGACGGAACCGCTGCGCAGGATCAGGCAGATGGTGCCGGCAGCGCCAGCGCAACGTCGTAGACTTTCCGGATTCCGGAAACGGCAAGGCCCGCTCTAGTGGCGGGCCTTTGTCGTGCCTTTTGTTACTCCATCCCATTCGATGGACTTCGATGTCTAAGTCTACGCGCGTCCGAGGGCTTCCCACACCGCGAGCCCGCCGCCGTGCAGGATCGATCCGTCTAGGCCGTAGCGGACAGCGTCCCACCCGTGATTGTGGAGATCGACGGGAACGGGCAGAATGGCGCCGGTGTTCTTGTCGACCTTCCACTTGTACCAGTCCTTTTCGAAGATCATGTTCTTACAGCGCGGGTGAATGTGGATCTTCACAAAGCGGCGAATGTGCTGGATGCCGTCCTCGACTGAGCCCGGCCACTTCTGCGCGGCAGTCACAAAGAAGCCCTCACCTACGAGATAGTTGATCATCGCTGGATAAGAGGAGTCGGCTTTGATCGGCCACTTACGCGCAGAGCTGACCTTCGTTGGCTCGCCAGGCAGAGCGGGGATCTGAGAGTCGAAGTATGCGGCGGTGTGATTGATGTCCAGACGTGGCTTGACCGCCTCCGCATCGATCCACATCTCTTCGTCCTTCGCCGACTGAGTGCCGGTGAGCCAGAAACGTACGAGCGCGGTCGGGTCCTCGCCACCCATCCCAAAATCGAGGCCGTGATAGATCGGATGGCCGCTGTCCCACCTGGGCGGGTCGAACTCATGCACGGTGCACTTATCCGCGAAGATCGACGCGGCGGTGTAGTTGCGAAGCTTGCCGTCCCACACATGGCCCGCAGCTTCGGCATCCACGCGGAAGAGATGGTCTTTCTCCCATCTCATCTCGTTCGACATCCACAGATTGTCGCGCCAACTGGTATCTATCAGGACCGTTCCGGGCGGGACGTGGCCGGCGTCGGGATGGAACCGCTGATAAGTGGCGTCGGTTGCGAGGTTCGGGTTATACGTGATCCAGATTTCGGAGCCGGACTTACGGATGGTGGGGATGACCGTTTCCCATGTGCGCTCGCTGATGTTCTCCGCTTCCTCGACCCACAGGATGTCGATGGCCTCGTACGACTTGATGCGCGCTCGGTTACGCATCGTCGTCATGTCGCCGAGACCGACAAAGCGAAACGTCGTGCCATTCGCTCCGTTGATTTCGCGCTTGCCCACGTCGTACCAGGCACGGAAGCCCATCATCTCTATCTGGTCCTTTAGCGTTTTGTGGACCGAGTCCTCAATCGAGGTCATGAACTCGCGGCCGCAGAGGATGCGGAGTCGGTACTTGAGGCCGAGGATCAGGAGTGCGCGCGCGAACTGCCAAGACTTGACGCCACCACGTCCACCGAACGCGACCTTGTATCGCGCTGGCCGGAAGAGGCGAAGGAACTTTTCTTGAATGTGGATGTGGTTATCAGGCGGATCGAGACCCGCTGACCTTCCACCGTATCGAGCGAATGGATCCTCGATTACCGAATAGCCGCCGTACTGTCGAAAGCTATCGAGAACGCTACTCGACGGAATGAGCGCAGGAGTCATCCGCGCCCGTCGTCAAGATTGGGATGTTTGTTCCATCTCGGTTTCATGTGCGCGCGAGAGAAGAGATCGTTCAACTCATCCTGAGTTTGAGGGTTGCCGTTCGCCTTCATGAATTCTGAGAGCTGGCGCGCAAGGACCGCGCAGCCCTGTGGGATCATGTCCTTCGTCGTCGAAGTCTCGAAGCCGGGGAGTTGCGGGCATTTCAGCATGACGTGGCGGCCGGCGCCTTGCTCTTCGACCAGAGCCAGCATGATCGCGACGCCTGGCCTGGCC